ATTCCATAAAATATTTTTTTCAATTTTGTTACATTTTTGAGAAGGTAGTTTATATTGAATACTTCTATAAATACGAATAATATAATTGATAATTTTGCACCATTTTTTTGAAATACTTCTTAAAAAAATTAATTGAGAAATAGTGATAGGTAAATGAATGAAAACGATTAATTCTGTTTTATAATCGACGGTTGTAGAATGATATTTATTACATTCTTCGCAAGTTTTGAGAGTATTATTGTTATATAAAAAAGATTGTAAATAATTTTGTTGTGGTGGGGTGGTAGAAGTAATATAATCAGATTTTTCAGAATACCATTTTAAACAGTCACTACAAAAGATTCTACCACAAGAACGACAATGATGTTTTCTATTCCAAGTGGTAAAATCGGATTTACATTTGAAACATTTATTAATTTTTTCATTGGGGATCCAAATGGAAGGTTTTCTAGATGGAATATTCATAGGGGTTGAAACATTTGTTTTTTTATCAATATATAATGATATTGATCCATCAAACTTATTCATATTATATTAAATATAATATAGATTTAATATTTTTTTGATTACATTATTGTAGATATATTTTTCACATTTAAAAATTATGTTAAATTGCTTCTACTTGTGTAGGTGTTCCGCCTCCTAAACCACATTTTACCATAATGTCTTTTTCATTTATTTTACTAACATAATTACATTTGTGTTGATGTGGTAAACGATGTAAACCGCAAAATTTTAGTTTACATTTACATTCTACGCTAGCAAGGGTTAATTTTCTATTGCAATCGGAGTGAGAACATCTATTTTTCTTTTTCTTTTTTTTCTTATCGTTCTTTGGTTTGTTTTCACTATTCTTTGGGTTAGATTCCATTGTAGTTGATGTATTTGTATTTTTCAAATTCATAATATTTAATGCTATAGATTATTTTTTGGCGTTGTTTTCATTCGATTTTAAATTTTCGAGATGTTTTGCTGGATCAAATTTATTATTTCTAGATTTAGTAACTATATTTTCACCTTGAAACAATTCTTTGCGAACATCAGCGCTGGTGACATTTTCTTTTTGATTCAAAGCATTTTCAATAGTATTATTAACACCAATTAAATTACCTTTATCATCAATATTTTGTGTTAATTTATTACCGTGTTCTTTTGCTAAATCAATATTATTTTTGATAGCTTGTTTTTTAGTTTCTAAAATACGTTTATCAAATTCTTGTTTTGCTTTTTCTTCATTTTTGATTTTTTCAGCCATTAAATTATTTAATTCTTCTTCCATATATTCAACTTTTCCAGTTTTATATGCTTCTGGTTCCCATGGCATCCACATACCAACAGGTCCAACATAAACATTATGATTAGGGTCAACTTCTCTTAATAATTTACATCTTAATTCAGCTTCTTGTTGAGTGGAATAACTACCTCTAATTTTTAATCCACGAACAGAAGTTTGAAAATTATTTTGCATGTTAAATTCATCATTTAATCTATCTTCATTTGCGTCAAGAAAATTTTTATATTCATTTGAAATGGTCATATTATCAAAATTATCTTTTTCAGATTTTAAAAAATCAAAGAAATCGGTATTTAAATCTTCAAATTTGATATTATATTTATAGGAAATATAATTTAAAAAATGTTCAAACTTTTGATTTGATTTAGAAAAATCAAAATGTTTTAGGAATTCTTTAAAAAGAAAATGATTTTTTTGCTTTAAAATATTTTCAGGAGAGATAAAACTAACACAAACAAATTTTTGTCCAGCAATTGGTTTATCTTCATCTAATAAATCTACATATTTAGGGTTATCTGTCCCATCATCTAATGTTTTCTTCTCAAATGCGACTGATGTCATTATAATATTTTATGATTAACTTTATTTAAGTTTTTATTTATTTTAATTATTTTTTTCTTATTATTTAATATAATAATGGCTCTTGGTAAATTAGGTGAAATGATTGATTTAGGCGAACTCCTTCGTCGTATTGTGAAATATTTAGTAGAAGGTATTATGGTAGCAATTGCTGCTTATGCTATACCTAAAAAATCATTAAATTTAGATGAGGTATTACTTATTGCATTGACGGCAGCAGCAACATTTAGTATACTTGATACATATGTTCCTAGTATGGCAGTATCAGCAAGATCAGGTGCAGGTTTCGGTATCGGTGCCAATCTCGTTGGATTCCCACGATTGTAAATGTAAAAATAATAAATTAATACGTTTTAATAAATAATATGTATTAATTAAAGTCCATATCAACAGAGAACGTAGTTCCGCAACCACATTGTGATGTTGAATTAGGGTTATTGAAATCAAAACGAGAACCCATAATATCTTCTTTCCAATCTATTTCTGTACCTATAACATAAAAAATAGATTTACTATCTACAATAATATTTAATGAATCGTTAATAGGAATAATTTCATCTATTTTTTTTGGTGTTTCTTTGAATGGTTCAATATTATATTTTAATCCATTGCATCCTCCACCAGAAACATGAAATAATAATTGATTTACTTTATGTGTTTTAGATATTTGAATTAATTTTGTTAATGCTGATTTTGTGATAGATAGCATATATATATATATGAATTATATAAATTATTTTCTAGCAATTTCATAATTATTTAATAACCAATTATGTGATTCTTTTAACCCATCATCTAATGATTTCCAATTCCAATCCCAAATATTATTGTATTTTTTTGTTATCATTTTAAATTTTTCATTAGAAACGGTTTTTTTCATACAACCATCAGAAAGGGTAGAATCCCATTCTATTTCATTTATATTCATTATAGATTGTATTTTATCGACTACATTTTTTATAGTATATTCATTATCATTACAAATGATAATATTTTGATTGATTTTAGTAAATGGTAAATGGAATAAAACATTACATATTATTTTTGCGAAATCGGGTGCATATAAAAATTGTCTTAATGGTTTACCAGTTCCATAAGCTCTACATTTTTTCCCAACTAACTTGGATAAATGAAATCGGTGTAAAATACTAGAAATAAAATGTCCATTATCAACATTAAAATTATCATATGGTCCATATAAATTAACAGGAATTAGACAAAAAAATTCAGTATTATATAAATTATTCATTAATCTACATTGTACTTCTAACATACGTTTTGCATAAGCATATCCTTCATTGGAATAATGTGGGGGTCCATTATGTATAATACTTTCGTCCATCGGAAATTGTTTAGGATTACACGGGTAAATACAACTAGATAAAATAAAAACACCACGATTAATTTTGTATTTTTTACATGCATTTAAAATATTTAAATTAATTAATAGATTATTTTCCATCATTTTATCATTTTGATTCATATTTTTATATAAACCACCAACATCAGCAGCTAGATGAATAATATAATCAAATTTATTAGAATTAAAATAATGTAATACAGATAAACAATTAGTTAATTCCATATCTTCTCTATTCGTAAATGTAAATGTATGATTAGAATACAATGATTCTATATCTTTTATACATTTACCAACCATTCCATTTCCACCAGTAACAACTATACGCATTAATATAATTAGAATTCATATATTTATATAATTTATATATATATATATAATGTTAACTTGGGTATTACCATCAGCATTAGTAGCTTTTCTTTGGGCAGCTGCTGATATATTTTCAAAAATGATATTAAATATGGGAATAGATTTTAAAGTATTTTTTGTATTGGGTTCATTTGCATATTTTATAGTAGGATTAACATATTTTATAATAGATAAAAAAACAAGAGATAAATTTATCAAATTAAAAGATTTAAAATTACCAGATAAGAAAAAAATATTGTTATTAACTGCTGGATTTGCATTAATGTGGGGTATAGGTGAAATTTTTTATGATTATGCTTTAACTCAAACAAAGAATATAGGATATATACGTTCTATTGTAGTATGTAGTGCATTAATATTATATACTTATTCGGTAGTATTTATGGGAGCAGAATTTAATAAAGTAACTTTGGCGGGTGTTATATTTATATTAATAGGTGTATTTTTAATAGTAAATTATTCAGGAAATGAATAAAAATAATTTAAATACATATAAACTATTTTTATTAATATATTATATGTATAGTTATCTGATTTTATCTTATTATTTTATTGCTTGTTTCTTAATAAATAATTTATATGATTATTTTAAAAGATATTTGGCATTAATATATCCAAAATTTAATAATTATGATGATAGAAGACAAAAATATATAATAAAAAATATAATTAAATCAAATATATTATATGTTATTTCTATATTATCATTACCATTAACAATAGCATATCAATATAATATTCCAGAAGTAAATACAATAATTCAATTCAGTGGAATGTTTTATGTGGCGAATGATTCAATGGGTTTATTTAAAGTAGAAAACTTAGGTACAGCAACAACAATACATCATATAGTATCTACAAGTATAGGTTTAATAACCCCAATGATAGATTTTTATGATTCATCGACAGCACAATTATTAGTAATTTATACATTAGCGGCAAGTTATGCATATAATGTAAATTATTACTTAGGAATTAGGTTTTTAAAAGAAAGACATGAAACAAAATATTTGAAATATCAATCATTTATAATTTATTTAATGTTATGTATATGTAATTTTGGATATCAAGGATATTGGTTATATAATAATTTGTATAATTTATCAAAATGTAATATAGCTTATTATACTGTTATAACTCCTTTGATATATGATGATTTAAAATTACTTCAATTTTTATATCCTTGATATGGACAATGAATTATACCAATAGCTTTGTTAGCTAATTCATCTGCTTTATCATTTCCAATAGAGTGTATATCTTGTTTACCAGTATGTGCTTTAATATGAATAAAATTCACATTTTTTTTATTTTTAAATAAATAAAATGCTTTTTTTACCAAATCGACATTTGGAATAGGTTTTTTTTTAATCCAACATCGTTTTTCACATTTTTCACCATAAGTTGTACAACATCTTATAGCGTAAATAGAATCACTATAAATAGTAATTGGAACATTATTATTAATTTCAGTTTCAAATGCTTCATATGCTTTTATAATAGCAGTTAATTCGCCTGTATTATTACTTTGTCTCCCCTCAACAAGACCAAAATTATTTTTATTAGAATGTTCTGAAATATAAATACCCCAACCGGCTTTTGCATTACGTTTTCCATTATTAATACAAGAACCGTCAGTATAAATGATAATTTCAGGGACAATACTAGCAGATGTATATTTTTTCTTTTTAGGTTGTGGATTTTTAACTTGAAAAAAGGCACTAATAGTAGATTGCTTCATCTATTATATATTAATTGATATAATTTAAGTCGATTTGATTTAATAATTTATGAAAACAGCTTTGGGGTGGATTATAACGTGTATTATAGTAGGTGTAACCTCTGGAGTATTGACAGCACAGGGAGTGTATTCTCCTGCTATTTATAATTATTGTCCAACAAATAATACGTTTTAATGTTATATCTATGTTAATTAAAACATTTTCTCTCCCCAAATCGTAAAAAATGTGTGAAGTTTATATTAAAAAAGTTTTAATATAAATTTTTGATAGTGGTATACGATAGTATATTTATAAAGTTATAAAAAGAAGTCACAAGTTAGTTGTTCTTTGTCTAAATCCATAATATTATTAATAACTATATTGGCGCCATATTTTTGTAGTCGTTCGGTTTTATGTTCTCCTGATAAAACACCAATAACTAGTCCACAACCAGCATTTTTACCTTCTTTCATATCTTCAATAGTATCACCAATTTTTGCAACAGTATTGACATTATCAATTTTTGCTTTTTCCATTAAACGATGAATCATATAAGGATAAGGTCTTCCATAAGTAACTTCTTCACTAGAAATGAAATGGTCGATATGTTTATCTAAATCAAAATGGTTTATAATTTTATCTTGTAATTCTTTGGGATATCCGGTATTTAATGCAATTTGTATATTATTTAATTTTAATTTATCGAAGAACTCTGGTAAATTTGGATCTATTAGATTGATAGAATTATTATCAAAATAAGTTTCTTCTAAGTTTTTAATTAGTAAAGAATTAGCTTCATTATATATACCATTAATATAAGATTCGGTATAATAATTTTTTCCATTGTTATCAAATTCATAATGTTGAATATGTTTTTTAATAATATCGTGTTTATCTTTTCCTGGCCAATAATATTTATCATATTCAGTAACAGGATAACCTAAATCATCTAATATATGTGCGATAGTTTTATAAATTAACCCATTTTCTTTTATGACAGTTCCTGCCATATCACAGATGAGTAGAGAGATACGATTATTAATTAGTGAGCTCATACTATTAATTAAATGAAAAAGATATATTTTTAATTCGATTTTATAAATTATATTAAATCGAATGATTTAAAATAGGAAAAAAGTACATTAATATGAGTAGTCTAAGTATATCTGAATTAAATAATCAAATCGATGAATATGAAAAAAAATTAAAAGAGTTGAAACAACTAAGAATTACGGGATACGGTTTTATGAGGCATTTTAGAATTACTAGTGAAGACCATGTAAAAAAACTTAAAGGTTTAACCGTTAAAGCAGAATACGAATATAATGATCATTGTCATGATGAATATGGACATGACGAAGAGGCATATTTAAAGGTTACGTTTGGAAAGAACGAATATTTGGAAATTCATTATCAAGAAGCACAAGGTGCTGGAACAGAAAGTAGATACGTGCCAACCATTGAATGTGAGATTAATGTAACAAAAAAAGCAAAAAAAATTTTATTTAAAAATTTAGATATAGATATGAATGATTATGAACATGATGAGGCATATAAAGAATTCAGAGATATTATTAAAAATATAGTAACGTGGAACAAATAAATTTGTATTATTAATACTAATAATATAAATTACCATTTATTTTTCTTTACATTGATGGTGGGACCTTTTCTTTTGAAAGCTTGTGGGTCATAATCTTCATCTTCATCATCACTACCTAAATTTTTAGACAATTCCCAAAATTCTTTGGAACCTAATTTAAATGCTCCGTGTGCAGAAGCTTTATACCAAAAAATTTGGTCTTCTAGTTTATTGGACTTAGCATTATTTGATATTACTAAACATTCATAATTTTCAGTACATTGATCCATAACTTGGCAAAAACTTTCAAAGGTGGTGAACATACCAGCGTAATTTTCATAGATGCGTTTTCTATTAGTTAAATAAGGTTCGCGTAAAATAAAAGTATAATCGATATTAGTTCTTAAATTGGGTGGAACACCAAGTGGATATTGCATAGTAATAACAAGCATTATTTTCCAATGTCGTCCATTCATGAAAAGAAGACGCATAAGTTTTTCTCTAGCCCAAGAATTATCATAAAGACAATCATCTAAAATAACAAAAGCTCTAGGGTCAATACTACTTCTATTATAAGCTTCAACTTCTTTTTTCATTTGTTTTAAAACTATTTTTTGTCGTTTTAGAATATTTTCAATGATAGCAGCATTGTATTCATCATGAATAAATAATTTGGGAACAATTTTACCATAAAATCCATTACCCGCTTCAGTTCCGGAAATAACAGTTCCAATAGGAATATCTTGGTGATAATATAATAAATCTCTTACTAAAAAACTTTTTCCGGTATCACGTCTTCCTATTAAA